TAGTCGTCGCTAAAGAAGGCGACAAAATTAAAACAATACGGTTTGGACAACAAGGAGTATCAGGTGCTGGAAAAAATCCAACAACAGCTTCAGAAAAAGCTAGACGAAAATCTTTCAAAGCTAGACACGCAAAAAATATTGCTAAAGGAAAACTATCTGCTGCTTACTGGGCTGATAAAGTCAAATGGTAAAGATATACAAGGTTGTGTGGAAAGATGCTCAAGGAGGAGCAAACGTGGGCTGGCGCGAATTAAGCGAGCTTACGCAAGCTAAAGTAGCTACTGCTGTTTCTTGTGGTGCTGTCTTGGTTAACGACGAAGAAAAAATAATTATCTGTCCTCACATGCTTGTTGAAGACGGTGAGATTATTGAAGGAGACGCAGAGCTAGTCATCCCTAAGCAATGGGTTACATCAATGGAAGAACTAGGAGAACTGTGATGCCAAAAGTAGGCGGAAAACATTACGCATATACCCCAAAAGGCAAGGCTGCAGCAGCTAAAGCTAAGGCTGCTATGAAAAAGAAGAAAAAGAAATAGCGGTAATAATACCAAAAAGACTTGACTTTTAGTCAAAAATATGGTATAATATATAGTGTATAGTAACTAATGAGACAACCAAGAGGGCCTCAATGACACCTGAATTAGAAAAATATTACAACACGTACTTCGACCTTTTCCGTTCAAAAGGATGGAAACAGCTAATCGAAGAGCTAACACAAAATGCAGTGGTAATTAACTCAGTAGAAGCAACTAAAGACGTTGACGATATGTACTTCCGCAAAGGACAGTTAAACGTATTGGCTCACGTTATTAATCTTGAAACTGCTGTTAATAACGCATTTGAAGATCAATCGAAAGAACAAGAAGAAGATGATTAAAGTATTCGACTTTCGATGTACCAATGGTCATCTCTTTGAAGAATTTGTAGAGAGTAACGTTACAACCAGTAGGTGCGGTTGCGGCGCGAATGCTACAAGAGTCGTATCAGCAACACAGTGCGTACTAGAAGGTGCATCCGGTGATTTTCCGGGAAGGCACATGAAGTGGGTACGAGAACACGAAAAGGCTGGACGTAAATCAACTCCATAACCATTAGGCGGAGAACTTAAATAATGTCACGAGCACAACTCATAGACGAGCGCCCCGAAGAAGACAACAACGAAACCCAAGCAGTAGAACAAGAAGAACAGTTTGAGTCTCAAGAAGAGGTAGCTCAACCTGAATCAACTATCCCAGAGAAATATCAGGGCAAATCCCTAGAGGATGTAGTCCAGATGCACCAAGAGGCTGAGAAGCTCCTTGGCAAGCAAAGCTCTGAGGTAGGCGAACTTCGAAAGGTCGTTGATGACTACATTCAGGCACAACTCTCAACTAAAGAAGCACCTGCACAACAGCAAGAAGATGACGATATAGACTTCTTCACTGATCCTAAGACTGCTGTTAGTCGGGCAATTGAGAACCATCCAAAGATCCGTGAAGCTCAGGAATACACTGAGCAATACAAAAAGCAATCAACGTTGGCACAGCTTAAGGCTAACCATCCTGATATGCAAACCATTTTGCAAGATCCTAAGTTTGCAGAGTGGGTAAAAGGATCTAAGATACGAACTCAACTGTTTGTAGAAGCAGACCAAAAGTACGATTACGATGCAGCTAATGAACTGTTTTCTCTCTGGAAGGAGAGAGCACAGGTGGCCCAACAAACCGCCGCAGTTGAAAAGCAAGCGCGTAAACAACAACTAAAGTCAGCTAGTACAGGCAACGCCAGAGGAACAGGAGAAGGTCAGCGCAAGAAGGTATATCGCCGTTCTGATATTATTAAGTTAATGAAGACTGACCCAGAGCGTTACCAAGCATTATCTGAAGAGATATTCAAAGCGTATGCCGAGGGTCGTGTCAAGTAAGCCTAATCTAAAGGAGATTTACAATGGCTGACGTAGCATATCCCGGCGCTACTGGTATAGTAGGCGTAACAGAGGCAGCAACTTTTATTCCAGAAATCTGGAGTGATGAGGTTATCGCTGCCTATCAAAAGAACCTGAAGATGTCTCCCCTTGTCAAGAAGATTTCTATGACTGGCAAGAAGGGTGACACCATTCACATCCCTAAGCCCATCCGTGGTTCTGCTTCTGCTAAGGCAGAGAACGTAGCAGTTACTATTCAGGCTAACACTGAAAGCGAACTGACTGTTGCTATCGACCGTCACTTCGAGTACTCACGCTTTATCGAGGACATCGTTGAGACTCAGGCGCTGAACAGCTTGCGTCAGTTCTACACTGAAGACGCTGGTTACCAGTTGGCTCTGAAGGTTGACACTGACCTGATGAACGCTGCTACTGGTTTTGGTGACGGCACTAAGACGTTTGCTCCTGCAAACACTGGTGCTGACTGGGTTGCCTCTAACACGTATTACAGCAATGCTGCTGCTGGCATCGCTGCTTACGCTGTTGATACGGTAACTTCTGGTGATAACTTCACCGACAAGGCTTTCCGACAGCTAATCAAAGTAATGGATGACGCTGACGTACCGATGGAGAACCGTTGTTTGATTGTTCCTCCTGCGGCTCGTTCAACGATCATGGGCATCGACCGTTACGTGTCTTCGGACTTCGTAGGTGGTCGTGGTGTTGAGTCAGGACTAATCGGAAACCTCTACGGCGTAGACGTATACGTTTCTTCTAACTGTCCTGTTATTGAAGCTGCTGCTCAAAACACTGCTTCTACTCTCGACACTCGTGGTTGTTTGTTCTTCCACAAAGACGCTATTGTTCACGCAGAGCAAATGGCTGTTCGTTCGCAAACTCAGTACAAGCAAGAGTACTTGTCTACTCTGTACACTGCTGACACCCTTTACGGTGTTGAGGTCTATCGACCAGAAGCAGGTTTTGTACTGGCTATTGCCGACGAGTAAGAACTAAAGTAAGTCTGGGGCGAACGGTTTTCCTAGTAGCCCCGTTTCTTTGTTTGTTTTTGTAGGAGCAGTGTATGGCAATTTTCCGTGGTGAGGGTGGTTCAGGAGACGCAACAACTGATGCTTATGCGTCTTTAGTGTCTCAGAACGCTCAGACTGCCTCTACAAAAGCAGACGAAGCCGCTGCCAGTGCTGCTGCTGCTGCAACCAGCGAAACTAACGCTGCTGCTAGTGAGTCCAGCGCTTCATCTGACGCAACCGCTGCAGCGTCTAGCGCAGCTAACGCAGCCACATCAGAAACCAACGCAGCCTCTAGCGCAACAAGCGCAGCCTCTAGCGCATCTGCTGCATCTACCAGTGAAACTAACGCTGGCACATCTGAGACTAACGCAGCCTCTAGCGCCTCTGCTGCATCCACTAGTGAAACCAACGCAGCAACGTCTGCGTCCAACGCGTCTACTTCAGAAACCAATGCTGCCTCTAGCGCCTCCTCAGCGTCCACCTCAGCAACAAATGCAGCTACTAGTGCTACAGCAGCACAGACTGCACAAACGGCTGCAGAAGCTGCTCAGACGGCTGCTGAGGCTGCACAAGAAGCTATCGACGGTTTCTTCTTAGGCGCACAGGCATCCAACCCTACTGTTGACCTGAACGGCAACGCTGTTACTGCCGGTGACTGGTACTTTAACACAGGCGACAACACAACACGTATCTACGACGGATCTAGTTGGAACACTGTCAACCCTGATCTTATAGGTGACGCAACGCCACAGCTAGGCGGCAACTTAGACTTTAACGGAAACATTGCAACCAGCTTTGCCTCTACTGGCATTGACGATAACGCCACAAGCACTGCGATTACGATTAACTCTAGCGGCAACGTATCAATTGGCACAACTGGCTCTGCTGGAGTAGCGCTAACGATTGGCGAAATCACTGACACTTCAACAACCGAAAATAGCATCACGTTACAATCATCAATTACTGGCACAAGTCAATTCCGTAAAGGCTTAACATTTAGAGTAAAAGAAGGGATAGTCACTCAGGACGCGGCTGATATTTCGTTTGTTTCCGGGGCTTCAGATGCTAGCGCTGGTAATATTATTTTTAGAACGACAACGGTTGGCTCTGGCGCTAATACAGAGCGAGTCAGAATCGACCATGAAGGAAAGGTTGGATTCAACGAAGACGATCCCCTCACTCAGATACACGTTACAACATTAGACTCAAGCACAACACCAACAGGCGTCCCAACACAGCTTACCCTTCAAAACACTAACGATGGGGCTGGTACTGGCTCTGGTCTTGCGTTTAGGCGAGGGTCTGTAAACTATGCAAGGGTTGTTGGGTTGGCTCAGGCTACTGACGGAGGTGAGCTTTCATTTCAAACCTCTCAATCTGGCGGATCCCTTTTTGAGCATTTGCGTATTTACTCAAATACCACATTTAATTTTAATGCAAATGGAAGCGCTGCCAAGCCTATAATTTATTTCGACGGTGACACCAATACAGGATTTTGGCATCCTGCCGCTGATACTTTAGCCTTTAGCACCGCTGGCTCAGAGCGATTAAGAATCAACTCCAGCGGCAACGTGGGGATTGGCACAGACGACCCTGCCTCCACACTTTCAGTAGGTAAAGCAGATCGCGTTAATGGCCCTACTTTAAGCATGACAAACACCCTGAATGATTCAGGCTGGTCTAATGGTGACGTAATCGGTCGTATAGACTTTAGAATAGATGATCCTTCAGCGACAGAGAAAGTACGCTCTAGGATAGAAAGCAAATACGATAGTGCTGGCGGCGCTACCTATCCGTCTTACAGCGGTCTTTCGTTTTCTGTGGCGAGCGTCAACACGCTGACCGAGGCGATGGTCATAAAGTCTGACGGCAACGTGGGGATTGGTGCAACCACTGTAAACGCTTTGTTGCATTTAAAAGACAACGATCCCGTAATTCGCTTTGAAGATGACGAAGGCGGCGCGGCGCGTACTTACGAGGCGGGTAGTGTCCAAGGTAACTTTGTCGTTAAAAACATAAGTCAAAGCACTCAGCCGCTTACCATAACTGACGGCGGCAACGTGGGGATTGGCAAGAGTCCGGCTAGAACCTTAGACATAGAAGCAGCGGCTGGTTCTATTGGGCTATCTTCAACTACCGGCGGCGCTGAGATTAGATTTAACTCAGCCAACACTAACAACACTCGATTACGCTGGAACGGAAACTC